ATCCCGATATGGATATTGTAGAGTGGATGGCTGATTTATTTAAAAACAATAAAGAATATACAAAACTTTTATTAGACAGACAGTGGAAATCAATTGAAAGTGGATTAAAATTAGAAAGAGAAACAGTTAATAACTTTTTAAATAAGATTGGTTCTGACGATGTTACCTATTACCCACATGGTTCTAAAATGGATAGATGGGGTGGTGTGGATGTAACAATTGACGGTGTTAATTATCAGATTAAACCATTAAAATCTTTTAGCACTGAAGAGGGTTTAACTATAGTGAATACTTACGGAATGAGAGACTACACATCAAAGAATAAAGTTGATAAAATCGCCTTTGCAAATAATAACGAGATTATTGTTTTTGACAATAAAGACTACGATGTTCTTAGTAAAGGACGAGCGGTATTTAAACAAGAACCTAATATTATTAGATAATGCCTTTACCTAAAAAAAGTATAAAGAAGAATATACCTTTAACGTTCCCCAAAACTTTATACCCAAGAAGAGAGGAATTGTTAGAGAAGATTAATAAGGATGGTACCTACCTTCCTAAGTCAATTCTTCATGCCGATTTAGATGGTGGGTTTTTAGATTTTGTTAAGAATGATTTAAAGACAGTTGTTGATGGTAAAATAATACCTATGGTAGATATTATCATCACAACACAAAATTGGTCACAATTTGCGGAGACTTGGAACATTCAAAATATTGATAAGAATGTTGAACCACCTTTTATAACTGTAGTTAGAATACCTGAAGTTAAATTCGGTACTAACCCCGCATTACTATACAACATACCAAATAGAAGACAGTATTTTTACGCACAAGTACCTACTTGGGATGGTCAAAGACACGGTGCCGATGTTTATAAAATACCACAACCCGTTCCTGTTGATATTAGTTATCAGGTTAAGATTGTGTGTAACCGAATGAGAGAGTTAAATCAATTTAACAAAAACATTCTTGAAATGTTTGCGTCAAGACAAGCCTATTCAGTAATTAAAGGACATTACATCCCAATCGTAATGGGTAATATTTCTGACGAATCTGTGATGGATATTGCTAAAAGAAAGTATTATGTCCAATCATATGAATTCACAATGTTAGGATTTTTAATTGATGAGAATGAGTTTGAAGTTTCACCTGCGGTATCAAGAATATTACAGGTTGTTGAATTTGATACTCAATCAAGACAAAAACAAAAGAAAATTGGTATTGACAATAAGTCGGTTGAGATGGATATATTATTTGTTACAGGTAACAATATAATTACTGAAGTGTTTGAATATACAACTGACGCGTTTATTAGCGGAACCGAAAATATAGATAGTTATGATGTCTTCATTAATAACGATTATTACGGTTCAGATATTAATGAAATTCAGATTAACACAAACGATGTGGTTAGATTTGTTGTTACTAAAACAGACAATACCCAAGAAGCAATAATTAAGTTAAGTAACTTACTTATTTAATTTTCCCCGTAGATATCAGGTTTACCTTTACACTTATCAATAATTAGTTTTTCTAAGAATCGATACATCTTAATTCCTCTTTTTTCACAGTAGGTTTTTAAGACATCATGCACCTCAACGGATATCTTTAAATTCTTTATCTTTTTGTTGTCATTACTCATGGTAGAAAAAAGGCAGAAAATAGTCTGCCCATATAATAAATAGTTGGTCTAAAGTAAAGTACTTTGGGTTTTTTGATAATATTTATAAGAAAATAAAATTTTAAGAAACAAAAAGACTAATGGCAACAAACAGTAAAGTATTCGTATCACCTGGAGTGTATACATCAGAAGTTGACTTAAGTTTCGTAGCTCAGAGTGTTGGTGTAACAACGTTGGGTATTGTTGGTGAAACCTTGATGGGTCCAGCATTTGAACCAATCTTTATCACTAATTTCGATGAGTTCTCGACTTACTTCGGAGGAACTTCACCCGAAAAATTCATTAACACCCAAATACCTAAATATGAAGCCGCTTATATTGCAAAGGCTTACTTACAACAATCTAACCAATTGTTTGTAACAAGAATCTTAGGTTTATCAGGTTATGACGCAGGTCCATCTTGGTCTATTAGTATTAAAGCTAACGTAGACCCAACCACAATTGATTTCTATTGTGAAGACCCTGTGATAGTTGATTGTCAACCAGCATGTAATGACTTTTTAACTGTAGATTTCGCAATTGATTTCTCAGGTTGTACAAATAGTTTAACAACAATTGAATTCTTGGACCCAAGTCAAATTCCTGCGGAAATCGCTAACAGAATTGATATTCCTTACGAATTGTTTGATGGTAGCACAAGTACTCTAAGAACAAACATGAATAATCAAATTTTTGATATCATGAATACACCATCAACCGAAGACACCTCAATCTATTATTATGGTGCTATTTCGGGAGATACTTATGAGGCGTTTGCACCAATCTTCACTGCAGAAACTAACGTAATGGGTGTTGAGTCAATTGACGCATCACTTATTAACTACTCGGCACCACAAAACGACCCTTGGTACTACGCATTATTCGACAACTTAGGTAACGCTGCTTACACAGGTTATTCATTCTGGTCAATTGTTACAGGTTTAACTATGACCCCAGTAACAACTACAACTACAGTTGCCCCTGTTACTACAACAACAACTACCGACCCTTGTGTTACACCTGAACCAACAACTACAACTACAACTACTACCGCAGCACCTGTTAATTGTTATACAGGTACTTTGATTGGTAGAATTTATGTATATTCAGGAACTGCTTACACTGACTACGATGACGTAGTTATTGCAACACTCCGCTCAAGAGGTTTAGCGACTTACGGTACAGACAATGGTGCTGTTTACGAAGTTTCTGGTTTAACTGATGTTACAATGGATTGCGCAGGTCAATACTCAGGTGTTACTAAAAACCCATACTCAACATTCGGATTAAACGTAACTAATAAAAACGGAAAACAATTCTTCTTTGAAACTTCATTCCAAAACTCAGACACTCAGTACTTACCTAAAGTATTTGGTTCATCTAACTTTGCAAAACCAAGAACAGTTGTTCCGTTATTTGTTGAGGAAAGATTCCAAGCAATGTTAAACTATGGATGGAGAAAAGGTTATGTTAGAGGTTTAAGTTGTGAGTTAACAGCATTACCTGACGCAAGACAAGGTAGTGACCCAACCTCAATAGCATTCTATTTAGAACAATATCAATCACCAGAAACTCCATGGATTGTTTCTGAATTACGTGGTAATAAAGTTTATAACTTATTTAAGTTCAGATTAATTTCTGATGGTGACGCGGCGAATACATTGGTTAAAATATCAATGGCTAACATGTCATTCAACAACGGAACATTTGATATCTTAGTTCGTGACTTCTTTGATACTGACGCTAACCCAGTTGTTTTAGAGAAATTCACTAACTGTACTATGAACCCAATGGAAAATTCATTCATTGCACAAAAAATTGGTACTGTTGATGGTGAGTACTTATTGAACTCTAAATTCATTATGGTTGAGATGAACGAAGATGCTCCGATTGACGCACTACCTTGTGGTTTTGACGGATTCAATTTCAGAGAATACGCTGGTGTTAAACCTCCGTTCCCAATCATTAAAAACAAATACGATTACCCTGGTGAAGTTGTTTATAACCCACCATTCGGTTTAGCTTCAGGTGCTGACGACGCAACTAGAAGTAACGGTGATAATGTACGTAGAACTTACTTAGGTATTTCTGATACTATAGGTATTGACGTAGATTACTACTCTTATAAAGGTAAACAATTACCATTAGATATCTGTACAGATACTACAGGTGAACCTTGGAACTGGAGAAGTAAAGGTTTCCACATGGACATTAACGCATCAGCAATAACTATCCCTGATTTATTTGTGACAAGTGGTACACCGGCATTCGTTTGTGGTGACGCACCATTTACACAAGACCCTGATAACGCAGAAAACCCATACTACAGAATTTACGCTCGTAAGTTCTCGGTATTGGCACAAGGAGGTTTTGACGGATGGGATATCTACAGAGAATTTAGAACAAACACTGATAGATTTGCAGTTGGTAGAGCAGGTTATTTAAAAGGGGCATGTCCTTCAATTAAGTATCCAACAGCTACAGGATGGGGTGCATTCAAACAAATCACTATTGGTGATGCTACTCAGACATTTGCAAATACCGATTACTACGCATACTTGTTAGGACAACAGACATTTGCTAACCCTGAAGCGGTTAACATCAACGTGTTTGTAACACCTGGTATTGACTACGTAAATAACTCAAACTTAGTTGAGGAAGCAATCGATATGATTGAAACTGATAGAGCAGACTCACTTTATGTGTGTACTACACCAGACTACAATATGTATGTACCTTCAAGTACTAACCCTCAAGATTTTATCTATCCTCAAGAGGCTGTTGATAACTTGGACAATACAGGAATCGACTCTAACTACACGGCAACTTACTACCCTTGGGTATTGACTCGTGATAGTGTAAATAATACACAACTTTATATTCCAGCAACGGCTGAAGTAACAAGAAACTTGGCGTTAACCGATAACATCGCTTACCCTTGGTTCGCAACGGCAGGTTACACTCGTGGTATTGTAAACGCTGTTAAAGCACGTAAGAAGTTGACTCAAGAAGATAGAGATGTATTGTATCAAGGTAGAATTAACCCAATCGCAACCTTCTCTGACGTAGGTACTGTAATTTGGGGTAATAAAACTTTACAAATTAGACAATCTGCTCTTGACAGAATTAACGTAAGAAGATTATTACTACAAGCACGTAAGTTAATTTCAGCTGTTTCTGTAAGATTATTGTTTGAACAAAACGATGCTAAAGTAAGACAAGACTTCTTAGATGCAGTGAATCCTATCTTAGATGCTATCAGAAGAGACCGTGGTTTATACGACTTCCGTGTAACAGTTTCTTCAGACGTGGCTGACTTAGATAGAAACCAAATGACGGGTAAGATTTATATCAAACCAACACGTTCACTTGAGTTCATCGACATCACGTTCTACATCACTCCGACAGGAGCGTCTTTCGAGAACATCTAATAATAATAAAACAAAGTGGGGTCACAAGCCCCACTTTTTAGCCTAAAATTAAAAAATGAAAGTGAGAAAAATAGTTAAAGAAGGGTTTGACGAATCAGGAACACCCGACATGAAATATTACTCTTTTGACTGGGATGACAATATTGCGGTTATGCCAACAAAAATTGTTTTATTAGACGAAGAAGGTAATGAAGTTGGTATGTCAACAGAAGACTTCGCAGAATATAGAACAGAGATAGGTAAAGAACCTTTCGAATATGAGGGACACACCATTACAGGTTTCGCAGAAGACGCGTTTAGATACTTCAGAACATTAGGTGACAAACAGTTTATTGTTGATTCTATGACTGCTAAACCAGGTCCTGCATGGAACGATTTCGTAGAAGCAATCAACAACGGGTCAATCTTTTCAATAGTTACCGCAAGAGGTCACCACCCAAACACTTTAAAAGAAGCGTGTTATAATTATATAGTATCTAATCACAACGGCATTGATTCAAACGAGTTGGTTAAAAATTTAGAGAAATATAGAGACCTTGCTGACGAAGAACAACTCTCAAAGAAAGACATGATTCGTGAGTATTTAGATATGTGTAGATTTTATCCTGTAAGTTATGGCGAAGGCTCGGCAACAAATCCTGAAGAAGGTAAGATTAAAGCTCTGAAAGAATTTATTCAATATGTTAGAGACTTATCCCAAAACATTCATAAAAAAGCATACTTAAAGAATAAAGTATCAAATAATTTTGTAATACCTAGTATTGGTTTTTCTGATGATGACCCTAGAAACGTAGAGAAAGTAAAATCTCATTTTGACCAAGAACCAGATAATATTTTAAAAACTTATTCTACAGCAGGAGGAGTTAAAAAATTACAAAACTAGAAAACTAGATACTTATATGCAAATGATAATTTTTTAAAATCCAAAAGTAAATACAAAAAATTTATTTGGAGATATTTATAAACAAACATAAACAAAAAATAAGAAAAACAAAAAACAACTGAAATGGCTGATTTATTAATGAAAATGCCGATACCTTATGAACCTAAAAGACAGAACAGGTTCATTCTTCGTTTCCCTACTACATTGGGAATTAACGAGTGGTTCGTAGAATCGACGGCAAGACCAAATATTACTGTTAACCCTGTGGAGATTCCATTCTTAAACACATCAACTTATGTTGCAGGTAGATTTACTTGGGCAACAATCCCTGTTAAATTCCGTGACCCTATCGGACCTTCAGCATCACAAGCCTTGATGGAGTGGGTACGTTTATGTGCGGAGTCTGTGACAGGTCGTATGGGTTATGCTGCGGGTTACAAAAAGAACGTTGACCTTGAGATGTTAGACCCAACGGGTGTTGTTGTTGAGAAATGGATTTTAGAAGGTACTTGGTTGACAGGTGTTAACTTC